GGGGCTGCACCTGCAGTACCAGAAATACGTGCCCCCATTCCCTTAACAGCCCCTACTGCGCCAGCTACATTAGCCTTAGCTCTATCAAATAAACCTTCATTTATCTGATTTATAATTGTGTCAAAGTTTCTAGTAGCCACAATATTATTTATACTAAACTAGCTATAACTTACAAGCGCCGCTAGAACAATCCATTTCACGTTCTTTTGATATAAGTTGATCCTTATCACCATCATCTGTATTGTTATAATAAAGACTTATAAGACCAATACTATATGCATACATTATCTCTTTCATTACTTTAGCGTCAGGTAAAGTATTATTATCATAATGACTATAGTTATAATAAACATTTGTAGATATAGCCATATCAATATATTTCTGTATAACCGCATTAACGTTTAAAATACCGATATTATCTTTAAAATCATAAGCTAATTCGTAATTATCAGAATATCTTCCAATACCCGGAGCGAGTACCGGTAATTTACACATTTTTGACATCTTGTATGTGACTAGTGACCTAATAGGCTCTACGCCGTTTGTCGAACCTTGAATAACCGAACTAGATTCACAAGGCATACAGCTGGATAGTGTACAATGACGTAAGCCATCTTTTAAAATATCTACACGTAATGCTTCCCAGTCTAAAGATAGTTTTCTCTTTACAATTTCATTTAGTTTCTTTTTATATGTATCAATAGGTAATATACCCTTTGAATATTTTGATGTATAAAATTTTTCACAACGGCCTTTTTCACGAGCTAATTGTAAGCTAGATTTTAATAACGAATATTGAAAGTACTCCATCCATTCATCAATAGCATTTAACGCAGCTTTTGATTCGTAAGATAATTTATTTTTAGCTAAATTTTCTGCTAAATTAGTTATACCTATACCTAAACTTCTTCTTTTCTTTGCAAAATTTTCAGCAGCTTTATTAAAATACGTTTGTATATCAATTATTTCTTCTAAAAATCTAACAGCTAAGTCACATGTTTTTTCTAAATCTTTCCAATCTCTTATTTCAAGCATATTTATTGCCGATAATATACACATGCCTATCTCAGCATCCGGATCATTAAAATCTTTCAAAGGAATTGTCGGATGTATAACTTCTGTGCACAAATTACTCATTGTTACTTTATCTATCCACGATCCATGCTCATTTGCTGTATCAACGTTTAAAATATAAATACGACCGGTCTCTACGCGCTCTTTTACTATTAGAGAGAGCAGTTTACGTGCAGATATCTTTTTTCTTTGTTTAATCTTTTTATCCTCTTCACATTCGCAATATGTTTTATCAAATTTAGATGTACCCCACGCCTCAAATAAATGAGGCACCTCATGCGGGCTAAACAACGTTACGTCCTCATCTTTAATAACTCGATCATAAAACAATTTTGACATACCAACTGTATAATCTAGCTTTCTTACTCTGTTATCGTCAGTACCTGCGTTGTTCTTAAGAACAACAATGTCTTCTATTTCATAATGCCACCATTGAATGTTTGTTGTTGCAGAGCCTCCTCTTAGACCATTTTGCTGCCATGCTTTAACAGATGCCTCAAATATTTTTAAAAACGGTATAACCCCTGTATGTACAACCTCTCCGTTATTAACAGGCGCCCCGATAGCTCTTATCCTAGATACATCAATACCAATACCACATCTACTAGCTGTAGCAATCGATACCGCGGTACCCGAGGCGGTTATTGATTCCTTGGTATCATCTACACCAACTAAACAACAACTTGCATAGCTTTTTGAATTAGTTCTTATCCCCGCCATGACAGGGGTTGGTAAGTTAATTTTATGTCTAGATATAGCGTTATAAAAACGCCTTACATACTCTAAGCGCGATTCTTCAGGATAATTTGCAAACCCATACATCGCTATTAAAATGTATGCAAATTGTGGTGTTTCAAATATCTGATTAGTAATTCTATTTTTAATAAGATATTTGTCACATAGCTGCTTAATACCTGAATACGTAAAAATAAAATCCCTGTCATGATCTACAAACTCATTAATTTTATGTATTTCTTCTTCTGTATATTTTTGTAAAATAGAATCGTCGTATATCTTTTTTCTTATTCCAGAAAAAATGAGGTCAAGTAATCTTGGCGGTGTCTTTCCACCCCATACATCTTTACGAAGTTGATAACTCAGCAAACGACCCGCAACAAGCTGATAATTAGGCTTATCAAGAGAAATTAAATTCGCAGCTGATTCAATTAACACTTGATGAATCTCTTTTGTGTTTATGCCTTCCGTAATATTTAATTTTGCATTAATTTCAATGTCAGACAAACTAACACCTGTTACGTTTTCACAAGCCCAAGATATGACTCTATTAATTTTTTCAATATTAAATTTTTCTAATTTACCACTTCTCTTCTTTACTGAAATTTGAATGCTCATAAATTAAAAAAATTATTTATATTTTTTTTGTAGAAAAAAGTAACTTTTATTTAAAAATCAAAAAATATTTTTTGTTTCAAATTTACTAACTTTTTTATTATTTAATATATAAATAACAAGATAACCTAAAGATTGATAAAGCGCCACATTTTTAGTATCTAATAAGTTTTCATAATAAAAATTAATATCATGATTACTTAAAGCTATATCTTTTAAGCACTCACTGTCTACTGGATAAATATTTTTCTTAAGATAGGCAAAACAATTATTACAAGTTAAATTAAATTCAGAAAGTATATTCTTATATACAGATAAAAGCTTATCGTCTTGAACGCTTAAAATATCTAGTCTGTCAAGTAAAGAATAAAAATCTTTTTTTAATTCTAATTTAATTCCTCTAAAAAAACGTGGCAGTTTTTCCTCGCAAGGTGTACAGTGCGCAACATCTACACATTTAAACTGTTTATTAAATTTAAAGCGTTCCTGATCATATAAATTTTTTATCTGATATCCTAATAAAACAAAAGGATAATCATTATCGTTTAAGAACGTAAATTGATCGGCTTTTAAAGGAGCATCAACCAAGCTTACATCTAATAATTTCATGTTTTAATTATATGATAAGCGTTTACGTAATCAACACTGTCTAGCTGAATCTTTTTATAAGTTCTGCTAGCAATAAAACAAATACTGATGTAAATGATGCAAGAACACTAGTAGTAATTGCTGTCTTAAAATTCCACAGTCCTGCAGATTCTTCTTTACGCTTGTCAAATTCTTGTTTAATTAAAAAAGTAATGTTATTAAATTTCTCAGAAACGACATCAGTTATATTCTTAAATTTTAATTCTATTTCTCTATCTAAATTTTCTATTTTTGTTTTAAAATTTTCCTCTATATGCTTGTGTTTTTCATTAACAAATATGACTAAATCTGCTGTTTTAAGTCTTAGCTCTTCTTGTAAATTTGTAATTTGTTTATTTGTATTCTCTTGTTCTAGTAAAATCTTATTCTCTAAATTAGATATCTGAGTAATTAGTGATGGCTTGCCGTTGCCCTGATAAAGAGCTTTGTATATATGCTGCACATCATTTTGTAATTTTTTTGTTATTGAACCAACATTTTTTGTACGTTTAGCTTTTTTCATCTTATTTGAAAAGAATATATTAACAAACCTTTCATTAGATTATATACTTTACCTCTTGTAATATTATCTTTACCCTTTATTACTATTGTCATTTTATCTTGTGTAACTATTGGACCATTAATTATTTCTACATTACCTAAATTTAATGTATATGCCTTAATACCTTTAGTGACATTAAAAACATCAATAACGTTTTTGCCAGCTAAAACTGCAGAATACATTTTACCCATATTAAGTATTTATCGTTGTTTAACAGTATAAACTAATAAATATATACACGTATGGCAGATATAATTACTAAGATATTAATCAGACAAGGTACAGATGTACAAAGGAGGACAGCGGGTGGTACAGGTATAACGTTTAGTAGCGGTGAGCCTGGTTATTGTATCGATACTAAGAGATTGTTTGTAGGCGATGGATCCACAATAGGGGGTAATGCTATTGGTATTCAGAATCTTGGAGCGGTAAGCAAGCTAATAGATAATATTACAAGCGACTTTACAACAGAAGCGTTAAATGTATTTCAAAATAAAGGCGCCTCTGTAGGAGATATAATTTATGATCACGATACTAGAACTATATATACTTTAACTGCAGTAAACGGGTTTCCACCGACGGTAGCAGATATTGGTAAATATGATGTAGCGCTTTTATATAACAGCGAGAATTTTATTATTAATTCTCAGGATCAGTTAGAATTAAAAACAGGAGGTGTATTGCCTCAGTATTTGTCTCTTAGTGTAGTTGATGGTCTCACTTTAACAAAAACAACGCCCTCAGATCCAATATCAATAAGACTAAATGGCGTACAAAATGCTAATCTTGCGTTCATGCCAACTAATACAGTTAAAGTTAATAACACACCAAATGATGCAGAGCCTACAGATCTCTATATAGAGCCAGCGAGTGTTATAGGACGTACAAATACATCGATGCTAACATCTATAACACTTAATCAATTATTTCAACAAGGGACTTACGCTTTTGCTAATGGTATAGATATTGACACCACACAATTCCCGCCTCTCTGGAGATTGGATCCGGATTTCTTCACTGTAACACCAGGAAATATCATACTAAATGAAAACACAGCAATTGATAGTTCTTTATACGTTACAGGCGAATCAACACTAATAAACGACGTTCTTGTCAACGGGACCATAAGATGTAGAAATGATATAGTAGCGTTTTATAATCCATCCGATCTAAGATATAAAGAAAATTTAGAAGTTATAAGTAATGCAATATCTAAATTAGAAAAAATAAATGGCTATGAGTTTACATACAACAGTAATGCACCAAAAGATTTTACCGGTAAACAAAGCTATGGAGTTATAGCGCAGGAAGTAAAAGCTATTCTACCACATATTGTAGAATCAAGAGAAAGTGATGGTGAAGGCGGTAATTATCTTGGTGTTGATTATGTAAAGATAGTCCCTCTCTTGATTGAGGCTATAAAGGAATTAAATTTAAAAATTAAAAAACTCGAGTCCGACGGTTGTGGGTGTAAATGAACTTCGACACGTTAGTAAAAAAAATCTTAGAAGATTTTAATGTATATCCGCAGTATCAAACAGCTCCGAGTACTGGGCCTGATCAAGGTATGACATCAGGCGATATGCAAAATACATTTCCAAGTAAAATGGAAACAGTAGCTATAAATTTACCTAAAAAGAAAAAGAAAAAGATTAAGAAGTTAAAAGATTAACTACACTATTCACCCGTCTTCCTACTTGCGTAGCCCATTTGCTATTCTTTAATTCACTAGCAGCTAATTTATATTCACCATTTACTAAAAAATTTTTTGTTTTAATAAATTTACTGAGCCTATTGTATCCCATGTTAAAAGATAAATCTATTACAGCTAATTTTATATTTTTAGGCAACCCATCAAAATTGGGTAACCATTTTTTAGCATCATCATAAGCAATTTTTAAAGTTATTTTAAAAATTTCTTTTATTTGATTATCGGTCAAAATTTGATTACCGGATAATATATTATCATAATCTACACCTACACGATTACAAATATTACGAGCATCCGGTCTCATTAAATTAAATCCTATACCTATTGTTGGTATGCCTAGTGAATCTTTATAAACCTTAGGTCTATATCCTTCATGATCTTTTATTAAATCAAAGATATCATCAAAGGTAAGCTTAGTATCAACATGTTGCTGTATTTGTGCAGGCGGAGGCGGTGGCACATCACCCACCGCTTCAAGTATATTTTCTACTAACTTGTTAAATCGCACATAATTACTTATTAATTAATAACAGCAACTTTAACAACTTTTGGATATCTATTAGCAAATAAAATAGCATCTTTTTTATGCTCAAAGAAAACATCAATAACCGGTAGGGG